AAACGGACTAGCGCGCTGAGAACAGCGATCTGGCGTTGAAGCGCATCGAAGTTCCTTTGGACGCTTGGATCGGCCCTGACTAGCGGGTCAGGAAGTTGCCCCATTTAGACCCAAGACTGCTCTAGGCGAATCTCGCCGCCGATCGCAGAGTCAACATGAGGCGCGCTAACGGCGTCGATGATGAACATATATGTACCCGTGGTCGGTACATCGAAGGTGGCCGAAGAGGTCGAGCAAGTCGAGGCGGTCGGACTCGTGAAGGTGACGGTTGCGCCGGTTGGGATAATCGTGGTAGCCACATCCGAGGTCGTAAAGTTGTTCGCGTCCCCCGCGATCGTTGCGAGTTGTCCAAGCGAAAAGGCGATGTTCGTCCCCGGAGCCGTCGCGTTCCGGGCGAGCGTGACCACAAGGCGGAGCTTCGGCGTCTTACCCGTCAGCGCGAGTTCGGTCGAGTTGATCGGAACCAGCACGGGGAGGCGCGGAGTCGGGGCGGCGTAGCTTTCCAAGGTTCCGTCTGTTGCGATCGCAACGGGAACGGACGAGAGGGCGTTGACGAAAAAGCCGACGCTTCTCACCAAGCGCCACTGTTCGAGGATCGAGTCGTGGAGCATCGCCGGGAGAACCTTCTCGGTGCCGATCGCGGTGACGCCGGTTGCCCCTACCGTCACATCCCCTGAGAGCGCCGTGGCCGTGGGCGTGCCAGCGTTGCCGAGGAGGACCGAGCCGGTCGCCATCGCCGCCATCTTCGAGTAGGCGATAGCCGCGGCAGCGTCGATGTTCGAGTTCGTGATGTTGCCGAACAGCTCGTCGTAGAGGTACTGGTCGTTCGCCTCCACGTCGGCCCACTCGTTGATGCCGGTTTGGTTTGTTCTCGGTAGGGCCATTAGGCGGGGACTCCTGTCTTGACAGATGGGACACGCTGCTCGCGTAGGTGGTGATCGCAGCGGTGGATTGAAAAGGTCTGATCGAGGGTTGAGTTCTCAAGGTAGGTGGAAAAGACCGCTCCGCGGATCGCGTGACGCCGGAGGCGGGCGATCAAGCCCGCAGCCTCAGACCAAGTACCTCCGCCCCAAGTCGTGCCGCTCCACGAGGAAGCGGTCAGATCGACAAAGCTGAGAACGGAGAGGGTGCCGGGATCTTGACGGAAGTCGCGTGAGACCGCGAAGCCGACGACGCCCGCGCCCCATAGCTTCGACTCGCGGATCGTCTTCACCACGGGGTTGTCGTAATCGAACCAACCCGACCTCCAACGGGAGGCGATCGCCGTGTTAGTGCTCTCAAAGTCGTCGTTCGTATAGGTATCGCCCTGGCGATAGGCCCACTGCTCGAAGGCGAAGAAGAGTTCGGGCTGCCCTTCGATCTTGAAGGAGACAAACGCGCTGGAAGGAAGATCCCAGAGCGACCACCAATCCGCGAACGGGTCGAAGACGAGCGTGCGACCCTCCTCATCGGAAATCGGGAAGGAGAGGTAGACCCGCCCCTCGTGGTAAGCCATCGCGCAATCGGTGATCGAGTTGTGGTCGAGTTCGCCGCCGAGGTAGAAGCTCGAAGAACCGCCCTTGAAGATCGGGTCGATCAGCGAAGAGACCTTGGTCGGCTCGCCGCCCGAAGTGATGTAGACGCCCGTGCGGTCCATGAAGAACACGCCCTGCTCTGAGACACACACCGCCCGCGGGGACGCGAGCCCGACACCGGTATCAACCGCGCGGTAGTCGAAGATCGGATTGCCGTCACCGGCTACCGACTCGCCATAGACGACGAAGAACTTGGTCTCCTTGAAGATAAATATGAGTTCTCGCCACGCGACAACCGCTTGGACTGTCTCGCCGTCACCGGGGGTTACCTGGATGAAGTTGTTGGCCGTCCATGTCTCGGGGAGCCCCGGATCTGAGAAATAGACATGGGAGGGAGAGGAAGTATCGGCAGCGCCCGTTGGCCCGCCCGTGGTCGAGAGGAACCGCCCCGCGACGAGCCGGTTCGAGACTGCCATCACCGCGAGCGCCCCTGCCTTCGGAGTGTTGGAGATGGTTGACCAAGCCGAGCCGTCCCATTGCTTGAGCGTCGAGAGCCCCTGCCCCGCATAGGACACTTCTGCATTGGGGCTGGCGGCGGGAGCGCCGAAGCGGGCGAAGTCCCAGATCCCATCGGTGAGGCCGGTTATCGAAGTGACTGCGGCCCCGGCATTGTCCCGAACATCTATGCGGGTTCCGCAACCTGCGAGAAGCTGCGGGGTTGCCGCAGCGCGATAGTGGGCGTGAAGGGAACCGACATCGTTTGCGAAGAAGCTGAAATTGGCATAGCCGCCGCGCTGGCGGACCGCTCCGCGCTCGGTGAACTCCACGTTCAAGCAGTCGATCGCCTCGCCTGAACGGACGGCATCCACCTTGTCGCGCAGGTTGAGCCCGAGCCCGAAGGTCTCAAACGAGGCCGGTGTGTAAACCATTACCAGTCCGTTGAGGAGTTGAAGCCCGCTGAAACCACCTGAGCGCCATCGAGGTTCGGGATCAGGATGGCAGCCTCCATCTCCACGATCTGCTCTTCAACGTCGCCGCGGAGGATCTGCCACGCCTCAAGGTTGTCCGAATCCTTGTACGCCTCACACACGGCGGCATCGACTACCAGAAGGTGATAGCGGGCGGGAAGGACTGGCTCGTCGCCATCCGCTACGAGATCGGCGGGAGTCTGGACGTAATCGACCGAGATCGTCGCGCCGGAGGCGGGGTAGATGGCGATCGCCTCACCGGACTGATACCAGCAGACCGCTCCACCAGTCGCGTCTTCGCCGGGGTCTAGAACGCGAATGTCTCGGATGTCCGCGTATTCGAGGTTCATCTCCTGCCCGGAGTCCCTGACCGCATAGACCGAGCGCAGGTCGGAGATCGTCAGGGGAGCGGTCCCCGAAGTGGAAGTGACGCAGAAGGGCCACACCTGCCGGTCGCAGATGCGCGCGTAGGCGCGGTTCAGCCACTGCTTGATCCGGTCGTCCCCGACCTCATCGAAGCCGCGGGCCTTGACCTCGTTTATGAGATCAAGGAACTCCATCAGCTAGGGATGCCCTTGTCGAAACGGGTGCCGGGGGATACCGCGTGCTTGATCCGAGACTTGAGTTCTTCCTTGCGATCCTCGCGCTCCAAAACACGCTCTGCCTCGGCCTCGCGCGCAGCCGCCTTTGTGATCTTCTCGCTCTCGCGGACGGCGCGGGTATTCCATACATCGCCTTTCTCTAGCCGTTCGAGCATGAAGGAGTTGGGCTCTAGCCACTCTCCGTCCTCGCCCTCGTGGACGATGATCGTCGGCGGGGACGCACCGTTGTCTCTGACAACGTGGTAATAGCCCGGTCTCAGGCCGGGCATGGTCGCGTTCGATGAAGCCCTGACGAGCTGCAACGCGGGGTCGATCCGCTTCAACCTTTCATTCCAGTAGGCGAGTTCCCTCGCCGCCGCATCGAACGACTGCCGAAGCTCCGATCGGTGCGAGGCGAGGAGACTGCCTTCTGAGGCCCAGAGACTCACCGGCTAGGTGCCGATTGCCGTGACTCGGACTGCCGAGCCCGTGGCGTACGCCTCTGCGGAGGTCTTCTCAAGCTGTGCAAGCCCCGTGGCTGCGGACTCGTATTGAAGAACCTTCGAGGTGGCGTGGTTGTAGGAAACGGGGTTCATGGTGACGAGATCCGTGGACATCGCCGGTCCTGCGAACGAAACCGTTTCAACCGTCCTCAGACCGAGGAGAGTCGGGGTGAGAGACTCTCCGCCCGTTGTGTAGTTGCCCGTGAAGGCAAGGTCTCGGACGACACGCCTCTTGTTACCCATGACGCCATCGACGCCAACGGAAGGGCGAGTAATAGCTACGGCCATTGTGATTTGTCCTTTCTGCGAGAGTCGGGCCGGGGCTTTGACACCCCGACCCTATCTCACGGTTTCGGGGCTTAGCCCGTTAGCGCGATCGCTGCCGCATGCGAGTTGCGGCGTCTGACACCCAACTGAATTGGATAAACCACGGCATCTACGAAACTCGTATTGCCTTGCTTCCACGCGAACTGTCCGCCGCCACCCTGGATCTCTGAGGCCCAGGTGGGCTTGCCGAACGCCCCGCCAGTGATGACGAGAAAGTCCTCAAGCGTGAGCATGTAAAGCTCACGGTCGGGGATGTCCGGGTCGCAGACAATGTGCATCCCGTTCCATGTGAACCCATCGACGGAGCCCGCCGTGGTTCCAGCATCGGACGAGAAACGCACCTGCGACTGGAACAGTGCATACAGATCCGCGCACTGCTTCGGGCTGGTGGTGACGTATGTCGGCCACTTGCCCGTCTTCTGGTAGACCTTCCGCTGCAACCGGAGCAACAGATCGAGCGACACGATGGTCGTCGTTGAGTCCACCTCAGCGGGCTTCCAGAACTCCTCGCCCGCGTTGTCGGCGTCCAAGCCGCCCACGGCGAGGGTGTTGGAACCAGCGATCTGCCGGAGCCCGTTCATCTCGATCGAGGCACCCGTCGTTGCCGAGCGCGAGCCCGCCAGCGAAACGAAGTGCGTCGTCGCAACGGTCGAGACTGACGAGCCGATCGTGATGTCGGGATCGGTCGCGTCCTCCTTGACCGCTGTGATGACCGATGCCGCGACAATCGTGTCCGCGTCACCTGTCGTACCGATGTCAACCGCCACACCCGGACGCAGCCAGCCGCGAACGATCGCGTCATAGCCGTAGCCGGTTGTGGTCAGCTCAACCGTGGTCGAAGCGCCACCCGTATCGCAGGCGGCTACGAGGCCGTCCTGGTTCGACACGGACTGACGGCCAACCTCACGACGAAGCGCCGCGATGTTGGACTCAACCGTTTGGTCGGCAGCATCGACGGTGGTGTGAGCCGCCGAGTCCGCCTGATTGAGCGCGCCGGTTTCGAGTTCGACTTGCTGCCAGTGATAGGTCAGCGTGTAGTCGGCTCGATCGACATGCAGGGCGTCCGACGCATTGAGTGCGCCACCGGCTGCGGTCTTGACCGTATAGCCGCCCGGAAGCGACTTCTCGATCGGAACCTGGGCCTGTCGCCCGATTGTGTATTTATTTACTTTCTCGATCTTGTCGAGGAAGCGGTTCTCATTGTAGAACTGCTTCTCCAAGCGGTCCTGAGTCCACACTTCCTTGAGGAGATCGAGAAGATTCGCTACTGACTCTGCAGCCATTTGTAGCTAGTCCTTTCGCTTAGTGACCGGGACTAAGCCGTGTCTTGGATGTCCCTCATCCGTTGGGCGAGGTACTCCCGTCGATCACTTGGCTTGTCCAAGTCGGGTTCATGGGAACCACTCGCGCCTGACGGAGCCTGGGGGGATCTCTTCGATGAGACCCAACGCTTGCGCTCAGCGGGGAGAAGCTCGGTGTAGATGGTCTCGTAGACCGCCTTCATGTCGGGCGGCTTGCCGGAGGCAAGCGACCTGTCGAAAGCCATCTGACCCATCGTGTGAGCCTCTGCGTCTGAGAACTCGCGCCCCGTAGCAGTTTCGAGGTCTTCGAGTTGGGAGCCGATCTGTCCGACCACCCAATCTTCGAGTTGCTCGTCTTGCTGGCCCGTTTCCTGCTCTTGAAACCGCTGCTCGATCGCTTCGAGCCTGCGGCTGATTTCTTCATCCGGGTCGGGGAACTCGTCTTCTTCGTAGAGATCCTCGCCGGATTCGAGCTGGATTCCGATGCGTTCGAGTACCGCCTCCTGCACTTCCGGTGCGAGGGTGCGGAGATACTCGGCTACCGCTTCGGGCTGGCGGAGTGCTGCCGCCTCCTGAAATTTCCGGGTGGCCGCTCCTTGGAGCTGCTTATACGCCGGAAGTAGTTCTTCGGGCAGGCTTGCCGGATCGAAGGTGTCTGAAAACGGTTCGGCCTTCGGTGCGGCGGGTTCAACCGTTCCCTTGTCCTGGGTCTCAGGGGGTGCGGGCTGAGCGGGCTTGTCCTGCTCTTGGGCAGGGGCCTCTTGTTCTGGCATGGGTACTTCTCCTTGTGGAAGCGGGGCCACTCAGGGCTTGTCCGCGATGTCAGGGGGACGCTTTATGCGCCCTTGTCCTGCGGTTTTCCGGCTCTAGGCCGGGGAAGTCTTAGAAGCACACTTGACAGGTGTGCTATACTGTGTTTGTCCAGTAAACGATCGGATGGAGGTTCCCGATGCCAGCACCGTTCACCATCGCAACTGTCGTAGACGCAGATGGAGATGAGTTCCCGATTCGCCTTGAAGGGGATCGTGAGAACACGACTGCCAATCGAGATGTAGTTCTCCGTGAACTTGAGCGAATGGTTCAAGAGGGCAATATGAATCCAACGTATCCCGTCACCATGCCGTCCGAAAAGTGGCGACGCCCCTCAAGGCTCGTTAGCGGCGACAAGCTGCGCGGAGGGTGGACGCGCTAAAGCGGTTGGGGTGCGCCGTCCGGAATCGACGGAAGCGACGGGAGAGGCTTCGCCTGCGGGCTTGCGGCATTCTCCATCCCCATCTGAGCGGCTTGGGCGGATTGCGCCTGCGCCTGCTCTGCGGCCTTCTCTGCTTCGAGCATGATGATTCCCTGGTAGATGTTGGCCGTCACGAGTTGCTGATCCTCTTCGAGGTTCTCGAACTCCTCGGTCTTCATCCAATCCTCAAACGTGGTGCGGAAGACTTTGAGATTGTCCGAGTAGCGGGGCATCCACGCGGGAGCCATCTCAGGCTGATCGGAGTCCACCATCACCGGCTCGCCCGTGACCTCATCGAAGGCGGGCTGCCCTGCGGGGTCGAGGGCTTGGGTCTTCTCCATCCGCCCGGTCGGGAGGGTCGGCATCTGTTGAAGCGCCTCCATCCCTGCCTTGATCTTCTGGATGATCCGCCCCGCGCGGGCTTCGTCGCGTAGGAGCTGTGACATCAGCGCCTCGGCGGTGCCTGACTCGATTGCGGTCATCGCCTGCTCGGGGCCGATCCAACCCAACTGCGCGTAGTTCATCATCCGCTGCTCAACCGCTTGGCGGGTCAGGGGCTCGATCGAATCGGGGAAGACGCGAACGTCGATCTGATCTTTCAGGTCAGCGCCCTTGAAGCCGTCGATCGACTCCCATCCGAAGTCTCCGCGGATGTGGAGAACGCGCTCCTCGGTGTAGTGGGCCTGGACGAGGTAGAGACAGTCGTGGCCGATCTGCGAGTACCACTCCGCCACTCCTGCGATGAAGGCAGCGCGGCGGGATGAATCCTTTTCGAGAAGCGCCTGAATCCCGCGTCCCGACTCTACCTGCGAGGGGATGTCGTTCTGCGCGGCGATCCTGCCGATGTCGCGCTCTGCCCTGTCCGCCATCTCAAACAGCTCGCGGGGGACGTTGGGAACGGGGATTACCTTCACGTTCCGCTCGGGGTCGGGGATCTCGTACACCTTCCCCGGCTCGTCGGTGCGGCGTTGCTGCTTCATCAGGCCCGGAGAGACCACGAACTGCGGCATCAGCGCGAGGTTCTTCCATTCGACCTGCTTGTTGGTCGCGTCGTTGTGGGTCCGCTGCGCGTCGATCAGTTGCCCGACGAGGCCGAGGTCACGGTCATTATCCGGGTCGGGCGCGTAGGAGAGCTTGCGGAGAACGGGGTCGCCGGTCTCGGAGGGATAGCCGCGATCCGCGACAATGCGACGGTTGTTCGCCATCGTCACCCATCGGCCTCGCGGAGAACGGGGGGAAGGCCGCTCCAAGTAATCGGTGACGAGAACTAGCTTGCGCTCGCCTTGGGCCTGCCCGCGTCCTGCGAGAGAGCGTTGGGAGGCATCGGGGGTGAGGGTGTTCGGCTTTAGGAGGAATCCGTCCATCTGTTCGACCTCGGAGATCGGGCGTGCCTGCTCGACCGCGTGCCACGGAGAATCCTCAAAGCGAAGTCCCGGCTCCCAGAAGCACTCATTCGCACCGAAGACCTTGACCCGGATGTCGCCTTGGCCGACATGCTTCGCGTTCTTCTCATCCGACTCCGCGATGAAGGGGCCGATGGTGTTGTCGAAGAACGGCCACGCGAACCCCTCGCCCGCGATGATCGCGTGCATTACAACCGAGTAGGCAGCCTTGCGGACTGACCACTTGCCGTGGCCGTAGCGGAGAACCTTCTCGGAGATCCCCGCGGCTGAGCGGTCTTCGGGGTCCTCGGTCGAAGGGACCACCTGATAGGAGGGGGCGCGCTGCGTTGCCGCTGAGGTCTCGAACAGAACCGCGTCGTAGATCAGGTTCCGCTTCTGGCGAGACTTCCAGCGCGGCTTGCCCGAGCCCCGAACGGTCGTGACCGTGGGCTGGAACTGGACTTTGTTCTTGTCGTCCACATAGGCAAAGTGGTTGCCGCGGAAAAACTCCCACGCCACATCGCGCTCTGAGGAGACCCGTTGCAGACGCTCGCGCCCGCGCTTGATCCGGCTTTCGAGCGCGTCGTCTACCTTGGTCGATTCTTCTTCCTTCTTGTTCGAGAGGGTGACGGCAGGCACTAGGAGACCTCACCGTTGGAGCGCGACTCCACATAGGCATCATGCGCCGCATCGTCGTCCATCGGTAGGTAGAGGGCTTCCGGGGAGGGATCGGGGGCTGACTGCGCGATCGCAACCTCGGGCGCTTGGATGCGATTGAGGAGAGTGTCCTCGCGCTTGTCCCGGCGCTCAAGCTCGGCAGCGTGGGAGCGGCCCTGCGCGTAGAGCAGAAAGCCGAAGACGCAGATCGGGATGATGAAGAGAAGTTCGGTCATAGTCCAAGCACTCGGTAGGTGTAGCCAACGAGGTTGCCGATGGCGTTTGACACATGAAGCTCCCAAGTGGCGGTGTTGGTCGGTTGCAAACGGACGAACGCTCCTGCCGCCACCCCCGCCGAACCGACTGTCCCGTTCCATCCTGAGATCGGTTGAAGGAACACGGCGAGCGCATCGAGCGCATCGGGACTTGACACCAGCTCATTCCCGAGGGTGATCGTCGCCACCTTGCCCGAGGTTGGCGAAGTGCCGGGTTGAAGGTAGATCGCACCCGCAATATCGGTTCCGGTCATCGCCGCGAGAGGAGAGCCTGTGCCAAGCGCCGCCTCCGCCACAATCGCGGGACGGTCGATGATCCCTGACGGGGGCCATTCCATCCGCTCATGCCCCACTACAGAGCGCGTGGCAAGGCTGGCGGAGGAGGCTTCATAAGTCTGGATCTCTACGTTGCGATGACCGGCGCGGTTCGTAACCGCATCAACGGCGTTTGACACGTTGCCGCGCAAGCTGAAATAGGAGAACGCAGTCGCACCCGCTCCCGTATCGCCAAGGTCAACTAGGGGCTGCGAGGTGTCATTTGCGAGCAGGCTCGGAAGCGCCACCACTTCGACCCAACCGCCTCCCTCGAACTGGAAGATCGGGCCGATGGACGCCTGCATGAAGCCTTGGATGGTCGCGTACCAGGGGTTCGTATCGTCGGAAATGAACCACGGCTCCTCCTCAACGACATCCCCCGCCCACATCCCGGTTATCTCAAACGAGGAGATGAGGGCGTCC